GTGTCAGCTATATATTCGTTAAGAGCTGTTCCGTCTACTGTATAAGCATCGGCTTCAAGAGTTCCATCTATGTCTGCATTACCACTAATATCTAATGTGGCTGCGTCTAGTTCTCCTGATATAGTGATGTTAGTACCACCAGTTATAGCACCATCCATTGCGACAGCACCATTAATATCTATAGTAGTAGCAGTAAGTTCAATCTCTGTATCAGATACTAAGTCTAGTACACCATCAGCAGATTGATAAATATAAGTACCTGAATCACCGAATTGTAATTGGTCGGTACTTGAAAGAAGTAAGCCTGTATCGGCTACGTGAGTTAAGGAAACGTCTTGATCATCGCCAAAGTTTATAACTGCTCCGTCAGCTAGGAAAAGATCACTAAATTCTAAAGCACTTGTACCTAGAGCAGCACCATCAGATGCATCAGGTACGAAAGCTGTAGTAGCTGTTATTGTTGTTCCTTGAAGTGTACTAGAACCTGTGATAGCTCCTGTGACTGCTAGAGTACTTGATAGTGTAGTAGCTCCAGTAACTCCAAAAGTTCCTGCTACTGTACCATTTACATCTACGTCAAGTGTATCAACATGTGCAGTACCATCTATGAAAAGGTCTTTAAATTCTAAAGAACTTGTACCTAAATCTATATCGTTATCTGTTACTGGTGATATAACACCATCAGAAATTCTAATTTGTTCTACTGCTGCTGAAGATACTTCTACAAAGACTCCCCACCTATTATTTGTACTATCGGCAACTATCTTATTTAAAAAGTCTAAATCACCTATTGTAGCTATACTACCACCATGTCCTGCAGTACCATCATGTCTGTGTCCTGTAGACCCAGCAGAACTAGATGAATATGCAAAAGCATTGACTAGTTGGTTGTATTCGTTATTAAATAAAGCTGCTGTGATAGTATCACCATCACTCATTGAACTTTGTCGTGTGTAACTGTATGCCATAATTATTGTCTCCCTGAAGGTACGTAATCTATATATAAACCATTAACTGTATAAGGTGAATTTTGATTATCACTAAATACTCGAAAATAGTTGCTGTGTCCACTTCCTTCTATTATTTGTCTTGTTATTGGATCAGAAGCTGCACCAAACTTATGTGCTGCTGTTGCACCAAAAACTGCTGTACCAAATAATGAAGGTTTAGGTATTGATAATGAATAATCCGTTGGTTGTGGACTATCTAAATCATCGAAATTATATCTAATTCTTAAACTTGTATCAACTGTTCCTTCTGGAGTAATTGATAATTTTGCATATTTTAAAGTTTTAAGAGTTCCTAAATCTCCATAATCTAAATCTGGAGTCTGGTACTTAGCTATAATATTACTAGCAGTATTACCAGAATCTAAGAAATTATCTCCTGTATCGTGATTAAAAACTCTTCCTGCATAATCTCCATGATAATGCTTTTCAACTCCACTATAATTAAAGCCTGAAGCTGCTGCAGCACTTGCATCTATACCTACAGTTTCAGACCATTGAAATTGGGTAAATCCTTGTTCGTTTGTTTTAAGTGTACCTATTATGCCTCTTGAAGACCCTCCTGTAGCATCACTCCCATAATATAAGCGATATTGAGATTTATCTCTAATAACAATAGTGCTTATAGTATAAGTTCCTATATTATCGGCAATGTCTTTAATTACAGGCTGTATAGATCGACTAACTGTACCTAACTCAACGTCACCAATTCTTACTGTACCAGCTAGTGTTCTTATTCCATCTGGTGCTAAGAATACTAAGTCACCACCAATTTCCTGAATACTCTTTCCGTCTAAACAACCTATGTTCTTTGTAATTGGTGCTACTGCTATGGAAGCAGCAACATTTATATTACTTAATTTCCAAATACTATTTCGACAGAAGATTATTAAGTCTTCCCTAAAGCTTTTAAGTCCTACTACTTGATCATCAAGTTTAATGCTTCCTGATCCACTTGATGTAAAATCATCTATATCATTTGTTCCACTATAATATATAGTATTAGGTGTTGTTGATGCTCCTCCTACAACTAAATGCTTATCGTGCATTACACAAAACTTAGGATACTCTGTACTGCTTACTGTAATTGTTTTAGCAAAAAAAGTACGATTACTTAATGCTGAATCAGTACCTGTCATCTTAAAATAAAAAGGTAAAACACCAGAACCTTCATCAGTAATAACTACTTCTCCATAAGTTGTATCACCTTCGTAGGTTGCAAAATGTGCTAAACCTTGTGAAGTTCTAGCTACAGCACTACGACCTGTAAAGGTACTATAGTTATCTCCTCCACCTGCAACACTACCCATATTAATCTGTAGCCAACTTTCTCCATCTTGGCTAAAATAAATATTAGTACTTGTACAAGCTATTACACCATCCGCATAAACGTGTAAGCCTAGTATATCATTATCTGTACTAGGATTAGCTGCACTATCACCACCCAAAATAGAATAACCATTTATTCTACGATAGCCTCCAGCTATATCAACTTCAAAGTTTTCTAATAAAGTAGCTGCTCCGGGTCTACGCAAAAGCTCAAAAGAACTAGAAGACTTGTCAAGTCCTCCTTCACATGCTAGTGCGTATGGTTGTGATGGCATTAGATATGATCCGTTGACATATAATTAGGTGTAGGATTCATTAATGCAGATCGCATTTGTTTCAATCCTTTTTTATAATCTTCTAAAGCAAAAGCTGCTTGTTGTGGAGCATCCTTAAATTGATGAAAATGATACCTAGCTCGTGCCATTAATACTGGAGTATACACATCTGGAAAAACTGTTGCATCTCCATGAGCATCTAATGCTGTAGGTAAATCCCAAGCATAAAACCAAACTCGATAAACTTTATCAGGTATAGGACTTACTCCAAATTTTCTAGCATCAGGACTTCTAATAACAAACTTAGGTTCTCCCCAATTTTGTGCATTAGCATCATCTTCATTCTCTGATTCTCTTAAATGATCTTTCCATTCTTCAGTTGTAACAAACCTTAAATTTTGACTAGTATAAGGAGCACTTGCTCCACTTACACCTATAGTAGTTAGATAAAAGTTATCCCAATCTACAGACCCATAATCTGCTGTAATACTAGAACTAGATTCTTTTAGCTCATACCACCGAGTTCCTGCTACAGTTTCTACATAGACATTACCATAGAACGGATCAGTTGCTCCACTTTCGCCTGTGGCTAAGAAAGCCCATTGAGGTTCTGCCATTACTATATCACTATAGGCTCTATTGATACAATCTTGAGCATGAGCTTGTATGCCTACTGCAGCACTAAAATTAGACGAAGTTAAGACAACCTCATTCAATTCCCTTAATAGTTCGTTAGTTAAGTTTAGATATGTTGCCATTCTTATTTATCCTTATTAAATATACGATCCCATCCAGTATCGTACTTCTCTTTGTTCTCTTTCGAGTAAAACTTTCCAGATAAGCCTCTCTGGTTATTCTTTTTCTTGTTCCTTAAAACAATAGGCTGTTCTTCCGAACCTATTTGTGGCATTATACTTTTTGCGTTGTATAGGCTTCATTAACATCAGGTGTTGATTTATCATCACCCTTATACTTCCCTTTCTTAGTTCTTGCTCGAACTATTTTACCAAAGTATTTTTCCATTCTTGGTCCAAAGTTATTCTTTAGCCAAGACTTATACCACTTATTAAATTCTGTTTGATCCCAACTCATGTTGTTCTCCTTAATTAGGTTTAGCTACTGGTCCACCACTTGAAAGCTTAGTTCTTATTGATCCACCAGATGATTTACCAACTCTTCCACCTTTTGAACCTCCCCAAGGTCCTTTCGTCAAACCTTTTTGACCACCACCTTGTTTAGCTTCTGAAGGTATTCTTTTCTTACCTCTAGTTGGTTTTTGTTTTTTAAAACGTTTCCATCGTATACCTCTTGGGTATTTTACTCTTTGTCCCGGTCCCGGCATTTTATTTCTCCTTGTTTATTATTGTTTATTTAATGTAGGGGAGAGTCGGCAAAGACCCTCCCTACTTTAGGATAATCAATAAAGACTACCCTTGATACTTGACTACTTTTTTGTCAGTTCCTATTTGTGCCATAAGAATTAATCAGGTAATACACCTAAATGTAAAAACTCGATTAAATAAGTCACAGTTGTAGCTGCCGTTGCAAGATCATTTGCTAAAGGTTTTAACCTTGCATAAAGTGTACGGGCTGATGCACTGTACAAAGTAGCTGCAATAACGATTGCTTCCGAAGTAGCTGGACCACCATAAACACCTGCAGTTACTCCAGTACCTACAAAGGCATTGGCTGCGTGTCCATGTGAATTTTGAATAATATACAAAGGTACATTGGCTGTCCATGTTACTGCTGATCCACCATCATCTAAGATAGCTTTTTCATCAATAAGCTGACCACCACCTGCTGAAGTTCCTAAATCGAAATCAACATCATCGCCTGAAGCTCCTGCTGTAACAATGTTACCTGCTGGAATTGCGATAAGACTACGAATAATAGTATCTGCTGGTTGTGTAAATGAAACATCATAAGTTGCATCAGCAGTTACTGCAATAGTTCCTGTAGTGCCTGAAGTCCACGAATTAACTGAATTATCAGCAAGTCCACGAACATCTGCAGTTTTTGCTGAGTTTCGCCCTGTATCCCTTATATTTATAACTGGGTTTGCCATTTTTTATTTCTCCTCTATTTAATTAAAAATAGTTATGTTGTTATTTTAAAATATAATTTATACTATAAAAGTAAAAGACATGGGAGGCTATTACACCTCCCAAATCTATTTGGTTAGTCTATTCCGTAGAATGCACCAACAAGGGCTTCATCTCTTAGTACTTTCGCACCAAAAACATGAAGACCTCTCACAATATCCCCAAACGAAGTTGGGTCTCTCAACACTTCTGTTGAAAGAATTGTGTTTGCAGTCGCAGTAGCTGATATGGAACCTGCCAAACATTTACC